TCCATTTGTTTATAATAGCTATAAACGCTATTTAATAGCCCTAGAAGCATATCTTTTTCAATATCTGTTACTGGTTCTTTTTGTTGAAGTCTTAGGACTACTTTATTAAGTGTTTCAAGTGCAATTTTCATTTTTTGTTTCCCTCTCTTTATTTGATGACTTAATTATACAAAAGAAAAACCGCAATGTCAAAGACAAAGCGATTAATCGTTGATTTCTTTTAGTTTTCCATTTTGTTGCAAAGCTGTTAAAAGACTTTCTACGTCGTTTTTTGTTTCCTCGTATTCTTCCCCCTCTTTTTGTTCTTCTTCTAATATCTCTTTTGGTTTGTTTCCTGTGGGGTCTATGATTTGAAATTGTTCCCCTACGTAACCTAGACACACTTCTTTGTCATAAGCATAATTACGAGCTTCAACAGTTAAAATTGAATACTTGCTACTTTTTCCCATTTTAGGGCTTAAACATAAACAGAATTCAAACCATGCACCGATTGCCGAACTACCTAATGCGTGAGTACTCCGAACTCTAAAACTCTTTTCCTCTAGCGATTGATTATTTGTGTCTTTTCTAGCATGAGCAATTAATAAAAATGTTACATCGTTCAGGAGTAACTTCAATCGTGTTATGTTGTTCAGCACGTCATTCATACTTGACATGTCATTGAGTGTATTGCGGTCTGTCAGCATGTCTTTTAAGTTGTCCAGGATAACAAACTTAATATCGTTGTCTTTGATGAACTTATAAAGTCCATTCATGTGATCCTTATTGTCTAGCTTAAATATTCCACCTGTAATGAAATGCAAGTTATCAGGAACATCATTATAAGCCTTTAACCGTTGATGTAAAACAAAGTCAGTATCTTCATTGTCAATTATAAGCACGTTCGCTTGTTTAGTTTTAAAATAGCCAAAGGGGACACCTTTAGCTACGCTTAAAGCCATTTGCAACGTGGTAGAACTTTTAAAAGACTTTTGCGGTGCAATGGTTAGACCTGCCTGTCCTCGTGGTACTAAGTGTTCTATTAGCCATTCATTACCACCTTTGAAGTCCTCTTTCTCTTGTAGTTCCTTAGCAGTTATAACACGTTTAAACAAGTCCTGCATTTTAATCAACCCCTTTTACTTTATAGTCAATAAAAATGATATTTTTATCACGTAAGGGTGTAACATAAGTTTTAAAATTATAATCAGGGTATATATTTTTTAATCTAACTAGCCAATACTTAGCACGTTGGCCCATTTGTTCCCAGTCTTTTGCTTTCTTAATATCTTTGTTAATTGCTTTTAAATCGTTAATAATTGTCAATTGAAAAACCTCCATAGTGTAATAACGAGAGCGATTATAAGTAAATAGTAAACTATAAAAATAAAAATTTCTAAAACCATCAATCTTTGTATCCTCCTTTTATTAAATCAACTAAACCTAAGATGAAGTTACCTAGGCAACATAAGAACCAAACAACAAAAAGAGAATGGTCCACGCTTGCAACAACTCCAAACATAGCTGACATTAACCAATAAACAATAAACATATTTAAACCTCTTTCTTTTTATCTATGCTTTAATTATAGCCGAAGTTATATTACAATTCAAGCTATCAAATATTTCTTTTTAGTTACTTTGCTAAAGGGTATAACTATCCACGCAAACGCAGTTTTTATCCCCCCCCTCTTGAACTAATCAATCTGTCAGCGCTAGTAACTTAATCAGTCCTCACATCAATTCGGCTATGATGAACACCCAAGCGGTAACTTCTTATTTAACTTTGCCTATGTTGGGGGAGCGTTTGAAACTTGCTTTCAGTGACATCACACAGGGCTACCGCTTTGCCTAACTCATTACTCGCGCCTTATTCAGTACGGTTTTCATATACTCAATTCCTAAGACATCAGACAAGCCTTAGGCGTATTCAATTTTTATATATTTATTATAACATACGTTTTTTCAAAATCAAGTAAAAAAATCAGGGTCAAAAATACAAGAATGGCTCAACCACGCTGATAGTTAGTATTATATTATTTTTTGGTTACAAATTATTTAATTAAATTGTAAACTATCTAAATCTTTTGTAGGTACAATAAAAGTAATAACTAAAAATGGGTATGCTATAATAATACCATAATCAATGAGGGAGGTAAAGACATGGCAGAAAAAAACATCTATTTTGTTAATGATGAAGTAGAGTTGAAACAAGTTTTAGAATTTATTGACAAAACTGATTACGGCGTTAACATTGACAAAACACGCGAAGATGTTTATGCGGTCGTGACTTCTTATAGCCTCCCTATTTAAGAGGGTAGAAATGAAAAAAATTTTAGCTATTGACTTCAGTACAGCTAGTAAGAAAGACGAGGGAACTGGGTACGCCTTTAGAAAAGACGGACAATTATATGTCGGTTCCATTAAAGCATATAACGCAAAGAAAAACGCGTGGGAACGTACTTTTGACATTGTAAACGCAATTAAAGATATTATAGATGAGTTTGATTTAAAAGATTATCATCTAGCCATTGAAACTCCTATTATGGGTAGAAACAGAAAGCACAGCATTACATTGGCTAATTGTAACGGATATTTTATCGGTGCTATTGACGGTCTAGTAAATGGTTACACTTTCATAGATAACTCTAAGTGGTGTAGCTATCATCTTATTTCAGGTAAACGAGAACAACGCAAAGAAGAAAGTCTTGAGCTTTTAAAAGCCACAGGCTTGGTTGATTCTGATTGCAAAGATGACAACATGGCTGACGCTTATAACATCTTGACATATTGTGAACACTTGGGTTAATTGTTCCCTTATAAAAAAACAATAATCAAAAATGGAGGTGGTAATATCAAAATATCTCAAAACGGTTTGAACTTGATTAAAGAGTTCGAGGGTTGCCGATTGACTGCTTACAAACCAGTACCGTGGGAACAAATGTACACTATCGGTTGGGGACATTATGGAGTAACGGAAGGTACAACTTGGACACAATCGCAAGCTGATAGTCAGCTAGAAATTGATTTGAATAACAAGTATGCACCTATGGTTGACGCTTATGTAAAAGGCAAAGCAAATCAAAATGAGTTTGACGCTTTGGTTTCATTGGCTTATAATTGCGGTAATGTTTTCGTTGCTGACGGTTGGGCGCCTTTCAGTCATGCTTATTGTGCTTCAATGATACCGAAGTATCGTAATGCAGGCGGTCAAGTACTACAAGGTTTAGTAAGACGCAGACAAGCAGAACTTGACTTATTTAATAAACCAGTTACTGGTAATTCAAACCAAAATATTAAAACAGGAGGAATGATTAAAATGTACCTTATTAAAGGACTAGACAATAGCGGAAAAGAAAAACATTGGTATGTTTCGGACGGTGTAAGTGTTCGCCATATTCGTACAATTCGTATGTTGGAAAACTATCAAAACAAATGGGCTAAACTTAATTTACCAGTTGATACAATGTTTATTGGAGAAATCGAAAAAGAATTCGGACGCAAGATTGACATGGCTTCAGGAGAAGTAAAATAGGAGGAATAGATGAGCTTATTTAATCTCTCACGCAGAGCGGAAGATGTGAGCTTTTCAACTTTCACAGTTCAAGACCCTACAACTGATTTGTTACTAGGTAAGTTATTGGGCTTAGTTTCCTATTTTGATAATGTTGATTATTCAGAAGCGTCCAAACTTGAGGACTTATTCTTTTGGGCTTTACAAGGTCAAGAAGTATATCGTGTTTGGTATGGTGGTTTCAAGTATTATGCTCAAAGAGTGAATGCTGACCAGTTTAATATTTTAGTTAGAGAACCAAATCGCAGACAGGTCACTATTAGAACAAACGACTATGAAATGTTATTAAACCCTTTCTATGGTGCTAACCCTCAACGGTTTGGGGTAATGTTTGGAATGGCTAGTAATGGAATTGGTAGACGTCTTGATTCTCAAGCTCAAATCAAAATTTATTGGAAAACTAAAGTTTCTAGTGGTCTTAAAGAAGTTTGGGACAGAATTAGAGAACGTCTGACACAACAACAACAACTTGCCAGAGAATTTAATGGTGTATCAGTTATTGGTTCAGATGACGACATCAAACAGATTCAGCCAGATTATAGCGGTTCACTACAAAATGACGCAAACCTTGCAATTGAAATTGCTTTGAGTGAGTACGGAATGCCAAGAGAATTGCTTTACGGACAAAGTAATGAAGTTACTATTATCGCTTTCGCAATTCAAAAAGTGTTACCACTATTAAAACAACACGATAAGAACATAGTTTTCAATCAAGAGAATTTTGTGGCTTACATATCAACAACAGCAAAAGGGGGAAATATTGAAAGTAAAAGCAGTTCGAGGGATAGCGAACCCGTTGGGAACAATTGATTCACACGGTACGGTCATTGAATCTATTGCTAACGCAGGGGACGGAGTAGATATCCTAAACCGCCATAGGGAAAAGATTGGGTCAGGGTTTGTTCATCTTGAGGAGAACAATGTAATCTTGACAGGTTATGTTGATGAAGAACAATACACAGCCGAAAATATCGAAGAAACAGGCTTATCAGTTGGTTTTAATGCTAACGGTATGAAAGCACGTGAAATTGACGGAGTTGGCTACTATAAAGATGTTACTATTACAGAGGTGTCACTAACTCCGTTACCTAGTAACAAAGGTGCTAAAGTGACAAAAGTAAGAGAAGAAGAAAAAGGAGAACAGAAACAAATGGGCGCAGACGAAACACAAGAAATTATGAAACAAGCAATCGAAGCAGGTGTAAAAGTTCGAGAACTTGAAGCTAAAGTTACAGAGCTTAACAAAGAACGCGAAGAACTTAAAAAGGAACGTGAAGCAGGTATTCCTAGCGAAAAACCTCAAGACGCAGAGCGTAAATTTATGCGTGAACTTGGGGACAAAATGGCTGAAATGCCAGAACAAGGTTTCTTGCGTGAATTTGCTAATGGTGCAGCTTTGAATGTCGTCAACTCTCTTGGGTCTATCACTTCAAAATATGCTAAAAAGTCAGGTATCTATGACGGCGCTATGAAAGCACGCTTCCAAGGTTTGACACTTGCAGAAGATGGTGTAGATGATACTTTCATCGAGGGTACTTTTAAAGCAGGTACAGATAAAAATAAAGCTCAAACAGCTTCTAAACGCTCACTACGTCCACAAATGGCTGAAGCATACTTACAAATGGATAAAGCAACCGTACGCGGTGTAAATGATTCAGGTGCGTTATCTGAATATGTAATGTCAGACATGGTTAATCGTGTTATCCAAAAAGTGGAATACAATATGATTCTTGGTTCTGCTGACGGTTCTAATGGTTTCTATGGTTTGAAAACTGCCACAGACGGTTGGACAAAACAAATTGAGTACACAGACTTATTCGAGGGTATTACTGACGCAGTTGCTGAATGCTCAATTTCTGACGCAATCACAATTGTTATGAGCCCACAAACTTTTGCAGAGTTGCGTAAAGCTAAAGGAACAGACGGACACTCACGATTCAACGAGTTGGCGACAAAAGCTCAAATTGCTCAATCGTTTGGGGCAGTTAAACTTGAAACTCGTGTCTGGATGCCTAAAGACGAAGTAGCGGTATACAATCACGACGAGTACGTACTTATCGGAGATTTGAATGTAGAAAACTACAACGACTTTGACCTCCGTTATAATGTTGAACAATGGTTGTCTGAAACTCTTGTGGGTGGTTCTATCCGTGGTAAAAACCGTTCAGCATACCTAAAAAAAAAAGGGTAGTTTAGGTGTCTAAATAAGAAAGGTGGTAAATAATGGCTGAATTTAATATCACAGACCGTTACGCTCAACAAATTAAGAATGTGACTAATACAACTAATGTAGGAGGGTTAGGAGATTCTTTCCCTCTCTTGTCACGTATTCCTAAAGTTGGGGGAGGTTTATTGCAGTCGGTTGGTTTAAAAGGCTTTCCTGAAGCTAAAGAACAAGGGGGAACTGATAGCGTGTTAGACATAGACGAAACAAGTTATAAAACTCTAACGCCTCGTGGTTTTGGTTTTGGTATCAACTTAGCTGACGCAGGAAACTTGACTGCTGACGGTATTCAAAACGCTTTGCAAATTGTACGAGACGCTTTGTTTCAAACAATCGAAAGCCATTTAATATGGGGCGGAGTTCATAGTTCAATCGCTTCAACTTCAATTGTTGGGGCTGTTAAACAGAAAGCAAGCGGTAATAAGTTTTCACAGTCAGGCGATGATATTCTTTTCGTAAAAGAAAATGATTTCACACCAGTAGTTGACGGAGTAACTAAAATTGAAACTTTGAGCTTTAAGCACTATAACAACAGTTCAGGCAACACTTTTGACAAGGTGCTTATCAACCCTTATAATGGAATTCTAGTGGGGGACTTAACACCGCAGTTTAAAATAACGAAAGATGTTCGTTATAACAAAGTACAAATTTATGGTACTGTTTGCGTTTGTGGTGGTTTCTTTAGAACTGGTAGTATTAAAACTTGGGAAACAGTAGTAGGAGGATAAAAATAAATGGCATATACATCAAAAAATGAACTAACACACGGTTTAGGGTATGGGATAGTGTTCACAGACCCTGCCGGAAAAACGTTAGGTATTCCAATCGCAGGTTTGCGTGGTATTGAAACGGAAACCAGCCAAGAAAACAAAAATTTTTATGCAGGGTTTAACGCGCCTTATCGTACAATCGCAGGTGCTAAAAATATGGAAATTACAGTTAAGTCTTATGATTTGCCTGACGATTTTGCTAATCACGCGTTAGGGTTTGGAAGTGTTCATGGTTTCTTGACTGACGAAGGAACTAATTATAGGCCTTATGGTTTCGCTTATGCTGAACGTTACCGTGACGATGACGGAACAGGCTATAAAGTTACATTCTACCCGAGTGTTCAGGCTACAACACCAAGTGACACGGCAGAAGCGGACGAAGAAAGTCCAACAGGTAAAGTATACGAACACAAGGCAACAGTCACAACTGGAGATTTTGCACTATGGAACAAAAAACGTTTATTTGTTAAGTTCAAAGTAACTGACACAGAGCTAAATACTGGTACAAGTGCCAAGGCATTGGCATTTAAAAAGTTGTTCAATGAACTCAAACCGCTAGCAAGTACCGACATTAAAGCGTGATTTTTAAGAGTGGAGGGCTTGGAATTAATAGTTCCCACTCTTTTATTTTAATTTATAAGGAGAATAGAAAAATGAAGAAAGAAGATTTTAAATTTGATTTTAAAGCGTTAGAACGTATGGAAGACAACGGAATTTACTTTGGAGATTTGAACGAACGTGATTATCACAGTTTGGCGTTATTCTTTTGGGCTTGCGCGCCACAATATACACTTGACGAAATTTTAGGCGCTTTAATTGGTGGTTTGTTGCCTGTTACAGTTGCCGAACTTATGGAACAATTGGTAGACGAAACAAAAAAAGCAATAGCGCTAGCAACGAAGAAATAAGGGACGACGCAAGAATTACAACGCTTGCAATTGTTAGTGCTATGACAGCTTTTAGAGTTCCTTATGAAGTATATAGCCATAGACCTTTAGGGTGGACGCTTAAGTTAATTTCAGCGTTGACACCTAAAGAGAAGAAGAAAACAACCGCAGATGAATTAAACAAAGCGGAACATGTGGAGATAAAATTATGGCAACCACCAACAAAGTGACAGGACTGGAAAAGTTCACAGAGAAACAACTTAAGAAAGTCTGGTTAGAAATGGTTGATAGCTTTAATTCTAATCAGAATACAGTCAAGCGTAGTTATAAAAGTTCATTGGGTGGAGATTTCTCGCGTTACCCTGTTAAGTTTGATACTAAGAAAATCACTAAACAAGTGACACGTTCATACGGTTCATTGAAAAGCGGAAACATTGGTGTAGTCAATGGCTTCAAAGCTAAAGATGAAAGTTGGAAAATGCTCAATGTCTTATTACATGACCGTAATTTACACCAACGTTATGGACAGACGCTAGTTAGAGCTACTCACGAAATGGACGATAAAACTAAAAACATTAAGCGTAAATTAAGGAGTATAACAAACAATGGCTAAAGAAAAGTATGTCATTCAGGCGGAACTAGAGACTAAAGGCGTTCTAAAAAATGCTAGGGAAGCACAAAGAGAAATAAATAACATTGGGCGTCTAGCTAAAGAGACGAACAAAAACGCTCAAATAACTGGTTCTGTTACTATGAAAGACAAGGGTATTAAAGAAACGCAGAGAGCTTTAAGCCTTGCAAAACAGAATGTAGATAATTTAACAAAAGCACTTGCGAACGCTAAGATGTCAGGTGCTACACAAAAACAAGTACAGGCATTAGAAAGCCAGTTGATAAAGGCACAAACTCAAGCGACTAGACTAAGCACAGAACTTTCAAAGATTGATTCGAACAAGAAGTTCAGCTTTTCAGGTGCGTTTGATAGCGTCAAAAGTTACGGTTCTAACATGCTTTCAACTTTCTCAAAAATTGGGAACGTTATAGGCGGAGTTAATGCAGGAATTGGGCTAGTTACTGGTGCAGTTTCAAAGGCTACTGACTTGGTTGGTGGTTTTGCAAACAACTTAATGGACACGTATGATAAGCAAGTTCAGGCACAGAAAACACTTAGCACAACACTTTCAGACGGAGCTAAAGGATACGAACAATTTAACAGCCACATTGACAAAGGTAGTTCACTCCTAAAGTCACAAAAAAATGACTTGAATGAATTAGGGGCTATGATTTCTAGTTACATGAAAGTTAGTGGAGATGAAGCCTATAAGACTGTTAATGCTATTAATGCCGTAGGGGATAGCTTAGGTCTATCAATGGACACACAAAAGCAATTTACTTATGGTTTAGCTCAAGCGTTGGGTTCTGGTACATTGCACGCTCAAGATTTCAGCCAAATGATGCAATCGGCACTTGGTGCGCAGTTCCGCGATATGCTGATTCAGGCGGCGAACGAAATGCAAAATGTAGGACTGACAGCAGAACAGTTGCCTGACGCTTTGCAAAAAGGTAAGGTATCGGCAGACTTGTTAGCAAACACTTTCGGCGATAATTGGGCAAGTAAAATGGCAAAAGCTCAAACAGCGCTAAAAGGTATTGAGGTTTCTACTGGTGGCGTGAAACGTATGCTGAAAGACGGTCAATTGAGCGTACAAGATTTTACCAATGTGTTCGGAGAAGGCTTCACAAGTACGTTACTTAATGCCATGAACGCAACAAGTAATGGTGCCGTTACCATGGAAAACTTCAAGGAAAAAATGGAAGACGGAGTTTTCAGCACAGAAGTAATGAACCGTGCCATTGAATTGTTCCAACAAAAAGGGGAGCAATTGGCGTCAAGCGGTCCTAGTACTTGGGGACAAATCAGAGAAATGATTTCTAATGGTTTTAATACAAGCGCTTTGGACGGTTTCCGTAAAGGTTTAGGAGACGCAGGAATAGACATGGCTTCATTGGGTAACAATGCCACAGAAATGTCTAGCATTGTCGGCAGTCAGTTAGGTAAAATGGCAAGTCAAGCGGTCGGAGCTGTTACTAAAATCATTGACAAGAATAAAGACGGTAAAGTTTCAAATGAAGAAATGGAAGACGCAGTAAACGACGCAAAAACAGCAGTTACTAACTTCTTTGATAAAATAAACTTTACTTCTATTGCTAGTTTCTTGGGTAAAATTGGGAGCGCCATTGATGAGCTTATAAGATTTTATAACTGGGCTAATGACGCTTATAGCGCTGTTCAAAACTTGTTAAATGCTTCACGTCAAGTTGGAGGAAACACAGGTTTAATTGGTAAAGCGTTAGGGTTCAGAAAGAACAGTACATGGGGTGACGCTTTCAGTGATTTCCATTGGCTAACTAGTAACATTGACCCTCTAGGGTTAAAAGAAAATCAAGGACTGGGACAAAAACTCCTAGGTTCTAGAAACGGTCAAATTCCATTAGACCTACAATTCTTTGCAGGTGGTAGGGAAGCAATCAACAAAGCAGTAGAAAGTGTACAACCTTATACACGAGGAAGCAAAGGAACAACGGTAACGCCTAGCATTGGAACACAAGACAACTCTAAACAAGACATTAAAATCTATGTACAATCTAGTGCAGACGGTCAAAAAATCGCAAAAGAGATTTATAACAAACTTGAAAGAAATGGGGTTAAATTGAATAAACGTTGATTTATACTAAAAGCAAGCTATATAATGACCCTAGGTGGATAAAAAAGGCGCGTGAAGAAAAGAACAGGTTAGGGCATTGTGAAAAGTGTTGGAGTACGGAGCATTTAATATGTCATCACGTTATACCACTACAATGGAACAATGACATGTTAGAAGTAAACGACTTTGACAAAGAAGTAATAAATGTACCTACCGAAGTTCTTTGCCATAAATGCCACCAAGGAATGGAACGAAGCGGAGACTTAATAGACTATGCTAGAATTATAGCGGAGGGCTTAATATAAGGAGATAAGAAAATGAGTTTAATCCAAGACTGGATAGGTCAAGACAAAGATAATGGCGAAATGATTAAGCTACTAAAGAAAAAAGTGGCTAAAATCGAGCATGAAATAGACTACAAAAAGGCAGATAAAATCTTTAATTTCATTGAGGAGTTCATGACTTTGCCTAATAACGAACGTTTTAAAATCATACCATATCATAAAGCGGTGCTTACTTTAATGTATTGTACTCCTTACCAAATTGATGAGTGTGTTGTTATTGTAGGACGTTCCAACGCTAAGTCAATTCTTGATGTCATGATAGCCTTGATTGAACTCTTTTTGTTTCCTAAGCCTAATAGTGTTATTGCTTTAATGGCTACCAAAAAGGACCAAGCTGAAAAAATCTTGATGAAGCATTTTAGAGCTATGGGAAATTGTCAAGGTACTATCATTAATAAGTTCAAAAATCAGTTTAAACTAAACAAAGAGCAAATACTTGTAAAAGATAACTCAATACTAAAAAGCAAAGGTACAGAAATTTCTATCTATGCTAGTAACGAGGACACGCTAGACGGTGGACGTGAACAGCTTGTTATTATAGACGAGTTCGGAGCATTTAAAAAGAACCCACTTATTACAATTAGACAGGGGCTAAGAAAAAATAAGGGTACGCTTTTTATTTCAACCACAAACAACGTTATACGCGGCGGTGCTTATGATGATGAATTGGAAAGTTGGAAAGAATGGGTAAAAGATGACGATTTCAGCCATTGGGTATTCTATTATGCTTTAGACGATTACGAAGAAGTGAAAGACAGTTCTAAGTACATTAAAGCTAACCCAGCTTTGGGCTATACTTTAACACTTGAGGACATTCAAAAGGACTTCATAGGGGCAATTGGTAACCCTGTTAAAATGGCTAAAATTATCACTAAACGCTTTAACTTATCAATGACTGACAGCACTACAATCTTTACAAAACAAATTGTAGATAAGTGTCTAGTACCGCCATTAGACTTTGAGGGTCGCTTAGTTGCTATTGGTTCAGATTTTTCAGTACGTGGCGATGTTTGGGGTACTGTGATAGGTTACAGAGAAAACGGACACTATTATTTTAAGGCTATCCCTATCATGCCAGAGGGTGCAGATGACAAATTTAAGCACTTAGGGGAAACAATAACACACGAGGGCATTAATAACATGACAGACGAAGCATGGGACGCTTTTATGAGTGCTATGAATGGTAGTGTTCCGATTGCGTTGAATTACGACCCTAACTATGCAAAGAATTTCATTGATAAATTTGAACAGACTTATGACATTGAATTTTATAACAAAGTAATGCAGAACAGTTTCAAGCTATCTAATACCCTAGAAGCCACACAGAAGCTAATGGAGGAGGGGAAAATTCATTTTGATAGTAAATTACTAGCGGTGCATTTAATGAACGCAGAAACGAAAATAAACGATTTTGGGCTTATGCGTATTATCAAAAAAGGCTACACAGATAAGATTGATTTGGCTGACGCTTTAATCAACTTGATGTGGTGGTTCTTAGAAAGTGAAGAAAGTGAGGACTATTTCATCTAATGGCTATGACAGAAGAAGAAAATAAAAAAATGCTAGAGGCGTTAAAAACCCTAGCATTTGGAGGGAAAGAAACAAAGACAGTTATCCAATATAAAAACAACCCTAACGGACGGAAGACGGAAACAGGGCGAACAGTTACAGAAGTCAACAAACTGCCAGACCGTTCGGCATTGTTGAAACTAATGGAGATTGAGGGTGTTTATATTGACGCAAACGTTAAACTTAAACAGCAAAAAGTGGACGAAGCAAGCACAGAAAAAGAACTAGTAGACTTAGTGGAGGGCTTAGCAATAGAATGACTATTTTTAAAGCGTATTGCTGGAATCCTAACACAGGTAGAGATTTCACAATTAAAAAACCTAATTGGAACATTGTACAACGTTGTTCTTTGAAGAGTATCGAAACAATTCAATTTTTGCCACAACACATCTATTTGTTAGACGGAACGACAGGTTCAGAAACAAGCAAGCGTTGGCGAAGGAAAAAATGTCCTGATGACTGGAATAGACCATATAGTTATGGTTCTATTGTCACTAAACCGCAAGGAGAGAATAAAATAAGCGGTATTGCTTTTTGTACAGATTATGAAAGAAAACAATATCCTAGTTTATATCCTAACTTTGTAACACCGAACCTCACACAAGGGCAAAAATATGGTTTGTCAGGAACTTTATACAATCCAGGTATAAATGTACTAGAGGTAAGATTAAAACTTCTATACGGTACCAAAAATGAGCTTGTAGGTACATACCGAGTTCAACCTAATCAATACTTAGATGTAAAAGAAATTTACACGCTACCTAGTACGGAAACGGTTGAAAAGTTTGGTATAGCTTTTGAAGTGGCACAGACAAGCGATTTTGTACAATTTGAAGTGTATTTCCCTAAAATTGAACAAGGTGGAGAGATTACTCCGTTCGTTGAGGATAGAGATGAGTTTAACGGCTATCGAAAAACTAACACAGATGACGGAACACCGCCATTTACTGGAACTTATGAGGGTACAGCACCGCAAAGTACTAATTATAAAGATTATATTTGGGCAGGTTCAAAGACTGACAAAGAACTCTTCTACTTAGAAGAAAGGGGAATTTGTAAACAAGACGCTGTTTGGTGTTATAGTCGTCCATTAGGTCAGCGTGTATTGATTGGAATTGATTCTGATACTTATGACACCGAAGCAGGTAGAACGCTAAAATTTCACGTTATAAACGGAAACAAGGGTATATTTGACTTGACTGGTAACGTCATTTATCCTGAACAGTTCACAGACTATCGTCAATTTTTTGATAATGACACAAAGGCTTGGGTAGATAACCAAGAACCGTTATACGTGACTGACGCAAATACAGCAATTGATTGTACTTTCGGAGAAATGGCAAGTAACATCATAGAGGGTTACCTTTACCAACAAGCAGATAAACGTTACAAGGTAGATGAATTACTCCGTTCAGCAATGGCTAACACAGGCTATAACATGGGTTCTTATTGGGCTGATTGGGACTTTAATAGCTACGTGACCGAAATGCGTGCAAGTTATAACATTGAAAATTGTAGGGTTAGTGAAAAAACAAATTATAGTTCTATGAATGAATGGACTGGAAGCGTGTCTTTTCCTACTGGTGTTGTTTTAGCTCCTTACAAACCAAAACTAAACGAAACAGATACAAAAAAACTTAAAGGGGTTTCAAGTGCTACAACTATTTGGGCTACTGGTATATTAAGAACAGAGCGGAGTGTAGAGGACTGGTTTAGAGAGTATGAAAATTCAAGAACTAGACCAGTACCAACGCAAATTCTTTTTGCTAACTATAACACTAAAAAGGCATGGTTATTCCAACAACAAAGCAACGGAACGTGGAGTAAAAGTGGAGAGTTTACGATTCCAGCAGGTGCAACTGCTTTAGCTAGTGTTTGGGGCATTATACCAAAAAATGGAGAATTGAAAGGTAATGTTATCATGACAGATAAAAATTACGCTGATTTTCCTACAAACGCTAGACCGATAACGTTAGGAGTAGAAGAACTGTTTCCAGTTATCAAGTATAACGAAGTTAAGTTTAACCCTCAAATGTACGCAACTGCATACAATACCAAACTATTTTGGTGGGGTCAAAAAGCTAATGTGAGCAATTTGACTTATGGGGAGTGTGGAGTTCGTTCGGTTGACTTTATGACTGGTTTATGCACAATAGAAAGGGTATATAAATGATTTCATGGTTAAATTTTGAGGAGTTGTTAATTCACAACCCTATCGAGTTGATTAATTTTAGCAAGAGTAATATACAGGTAGCATTGAGCAAAAAACAGTATATTGATTTCTTTAGTAATAAAGCTGTTTATATGGGACTATATTATGATGAAGAAATGGACTTTTGCGTAATGTTTTATGCTGACCCTTTGCAAAGTTATAAGAATGGAGAGATGTACGCAGAGGGATATATAGACGTAGACATGAAAATATATAGAGTTAAAGTGTTGAGTAACGTTTCTATTAGTCGTTTTAACTCTAACTTTAACTTGTTAGAGGGTACTAAAGATTTTAGTGGGAATTGGACAAATTCAAGTAGTTGGACAAATGACGGAACTTATAAAGGTTTGATAGTCAAAAAAAGAATCGGACAATGGCAGGGTATATATAAAGCATTTACTGCTCCTAAAGACGGAGTTTATACCTTTTCGGCTTACGTAAAAAGCTCAGGAAACAACGCAAACATAGCGAGATATGGTGGGATAAATAGCACAAACGCAAACATAGGGCGAAAAGATATAGGTAATAACTTTGACTGGATTAGAGATACCATAACTTTAAATTTAAAAACTAATGATAGTGTATGGTTTAAATATGAAATAAAAGGTAGTGGAACAGATTCAATTTTATGGACAGCAGGGCATAAATGGGAAGAGGGGGATAAAGCCACTCCTTATATGCAAACCGAAAGCGAAACAACAAGCAAGTGGAACGTTACAAAGACAGGCATGCTAGTAAGTCCACAAACTAAACAGATTACAATGGTTCAAGCAGGTGCATTAATGAGGTGCGAAATTAATAATAATGTTACAGGTTGGACAGACGGAACAACACAATTAAATTACAGCGGTCAAGATTTTATAATTGACGGTTATGGAATGAGAGGGCTACACAATGGATAGTACAATAAACGGCAAAACGGTACATATAAACAACCCGTTAGACCTTATAGGCTTAGGACGTAGGGAAATCGAGTTTAACATTCATAAAGCAGATTATTGGGAAATGTTCAAAGAAACTATGCAAGTACCTACAATGAAACGTGGAGGGTATAAAAACTTGCTCAAAGGTGGTTGGGTATTTGTTGACCCTTTTAATCAGGGTAGGGATTTGTGGACTAAAGACTACTTCACAAAAGCAGGGGCAAACGCGCCATGTTGGACAGATTTTGGCGGTAGCGGAGATATTTTTGATTATGGTACTTATGAAAGTGGGTATTATGGTTTTAAGTGTCCTAGCGATAAAGACTTAGAAGATTATACAAAATATAATCAATTGAATGTTTTAAAGCCTAACACTACTTACACTTGGCAATGGGACATGAAGCGTACAACATCTTCTATAAAAGGAGATATGGAAACTTTAATAGGTACAAGTGCAAACACTATTATTGACTTAACTAAACCTGTTTACGTTAATGGAGAATCGTATCAACAAGCAGAAAATAGTGCTGACGGTTTCGTTAGTTGGAATAGAAGAATAGGTAGCGAAGATACACTTTGGCACAAATGTGTTTTTGTATTCACTACTAAATCAACTTTACCAAATGCAGGTTCACGCTCCTTACGTTGGAGAGCTAAAAAAGATAGTTTTTGGAAAGTGAAAAATATCATGATGTTCGAGGGTTCTGAACTATTGGGGACTGAATTCAGATTACATGAACAAGAATATTATGATTGGACTTTCTACGAGGGTAGACAAGGAATGCGTGAAGTTTCCGCTAACTTTGGTTTTTATTACAGCGAAGATTATGCCTTTTGTTCGGCTTTTAAAGTTAATATACATAAAGGGTTTGAAACGAGAGGTTTTAACCCAGTTACACAAGAATTTGAATGTAAAGCAGAAGTTGAAAACTTTGCTCAAATTGTCAACCCTACAATTAAATACTATCAGGACATTAAGCAAATACCTGATAATGTGAATTGGAATAATACTATCATATACAACCCTAAACCGAACGGAATAGACTACTTACAATGTAAAGCTAAAGGGAACTATATGAGCTTATACAAAGTCAGAGATGATAATTACAGTTCATACGTTCCTAAACGTTGGCAAGCTACATTTTTTGATTCAGTTCCTAGCAGTAAATGGTTATATGGTGGATACTGTTATACTGGTACACTACAAACTTATGAAATAGAAAACTAATAACAAAGGAGAATAAAAGATAATGATTGAAACATTGAAAGCGATTGGTTTAGTTGTATTTATGCAGGTGCTTAGTTTAGCACTAGAGTTCATTGATACTGGTACATTAAAGCCTAGTGTTAGAAAAAGAATAGCAGTAGAATTAATTGTATTGTCTGTGTATGTAGCAGGTATGACAGTGTTTAAAGGTATGATTAGTAATGAACTATTAACACTCATTGGAACTGTATACTTAACAGTAGTAGTTAGTCATCTATATAAGTTCTTAACTAATAAGAAAGAAGAAATAGAGGGAGGAGATAAAGAAGAATAGTATAGTAGTAGTATAGTACTAGTGTATATAGTATGATAGTATAGCATAGCAATCGTTACAAAATAAACTTTGTAACTTTGTTGTGCTTTTTTGTTTTAAATTTTTGTTATGGTTTGAAGGGGGGGTGTGATATAAGGGGTGGGGGTTTCTAT